AAAATTCAGGAATGTGCCGTTTTTGTGCCATTCCAAGCAGTCAGAGGTGGCTGTAGCTCAGTTGGTAGAGCCCTGGATTGTGATTCCAGTGGTCGTGGGTTCGAGCCCCATCAGCCACCCCATCCCCCTCACAGCGTGACCCGCTCAGCCGCCGCGGCCAGGTGCTCCGGCGACAGGTGCGCGTAGCGCTGCACCATCTGCGGCGAGTGCCAGCCGCCCAGCTCCTGCAGCACCGACAGCGGGGTCCCGGCCATCGCGTGCCAGCTGGCCCAGGTATGGCGCAGGTCATGGAACCGCAGCCAGGGCACGCCGGCGCGCTTGCACGAGGCCTTCCAGGTGTTGCACCAGACGCGGGTAAGGTCGCCCCAGACGCGGCCGGTGCGGGGCTCCGGCAGGGCTGCCAGGATCGCCTTGGCCGCGCTGTTCAGGGGCACCAGGATGCGCTGGCCGGCCTTGGCCTCGTCGGCCTCAATGATCACCATCCCGCGCTCGAGATCCACCTTGTCCCAGGTGAGATTGAAAACATTAGATCTTCTCAACCCGGTGAGCAAAGCGAAACGGACTGGAGTCCGGTACTTTTCTGGTAGAGAGTCGACCAAAACCTCTGCCTGCTCGCGTGTCAGAAACGCGACGCGGCGCTTGGGCTCGGCCTCAGTGCGCAGCACCGGCGCGCGGTCGATCCACTCCCACTCGCGCTCGGCCGCACGCAGCACGGCGCGGATGAAGGCGCGGTAGCGGTTGCGGGTGGCCGGCTTGACGTCCTGCGGCAGCGACTCCTCGATGTCGTCGCGGGTGATGCTGGAGAGCTGGCGATCGCCCAGCTTCGGCAGGAAGAAGTTGATCTTGTCCTTGTCCTCCTGGATCGACTTCTTGTGGGCGCGCTCGACCAGCCAGCGTGCGCAGGCCTCGCGGAAGGTTTTCTTGGGCTTAGCCTTGAGCATGCGGCCCTGCCAGAGCTCGGCGCGCCGGATGTCGTACAGGGCCTGGGCCTGCTTTTTGTCGGTCGTCTTGAGCGACTCGCGGATGCGCTGGCCGTTGATCTGGACGTCGATCCAGTAGGTGTCGTTGCGGAGTTTGAGGGTCATGTCGTGGGTCCTTGCTGTGTTGTTGTGGTGAGATTGTCTCAACAGCATAGGGAGGTGTCAACAGTGTTTTGCGGCACAAGCCGGCTAGGAAGTTGACCTCCCCCAATGGGCAATCAGCGCCGCCTCAGCCCGGCCGTCGTCCTTGGCCCGCTTGAACAGGTCGGCCTTGTCGGGCCAGAGATTGGCGGCCATGGCCCTGGCGCCGTCCTTGCCCGGGTTCAGCTTCAGGTCGCGCTTCCACTTGGCCGGCGTCACCAGGTCGACCGGCACCTTCATGCCGGCCAGCACGCCGCGAACGATCCCCAGGGCCTCGCCAAACGCGAACATGGAGGTGACGCCCTGGCCAGGCATCGCGTTCACCAGCTCGACCACCGCACGGGCGTCGTCGGCATAGAACGCGAGCTCGGACTGCAGGAACACAGGCGACACCCGTCGCTTGGTCTTGCCGCCGACCTCGAGCTCGGTGACCGGCATGTCGATGACGTCGATCAGCTTGCCGGTGTCGGACTGGATGATGGCGATTGCGCCGCTGGCGCCGGGGTCGATGCCGAATATGTACTGGCTCATGTTGCTGGGTCCTTCTGACGCGGCGGTGGGCCGCGCTTTATTTCTTCGATGCGCTCGACGGTGGTGAACCTGTGCAAGTTCGCGCACTCGTAGCGCCGGCGCTTGGTGCCATCGGTGCGCTGACGTGTCTCGCGCACCTCGGTCCAGGCTTCGCACTGCGGGCACTTCATTTGAAAAGCTGAATGAATGAGTTGGTGTAGTCGCGCCACATCTCGCCGCGCTTAATGCGGCTGACGGTGGTCTGTGTGATGCCGTAGTCGCTGGCGATCTTTCGCTGCGCTCGCGTGTCGTCGCGGATCTTCTGCACGATCTCCGGCGACAGCTTGGCGCTGGCACGCCTGGCCGCGGCCACGCGCTGGCGCCTGGTCGGGTGCATGTACTGCACGTTGACCTTGTTGGTCCGCTTCTGCAGCGTCGTCTTGGTCATCACGACGATGTGGTCGGGGTTGACGCAGAGGTTGTTGCCGCACTTGTAGGTGGCGACCTTGCCCTCGATGTTGTGGCCCATGGCCAGCGCCACCACGCGGCGCACGCACATGTGCTTGCCCTGGTAGCGCATCACCGGCGAGCGGCTGCGCAGCTGCAGGGCCATCTGCCACTCCCAACAATCACCAATCTCCTCGCACCGCGATCGGATCGACTCAATAGCTTGTGAATAGCTCATCACTTAAAACAGCAGAATGGTGAAGAAGGTGCCCGTGGCCACGCCCATCAGGTAAATCACGAGCATGCCCAGCAGCTCCATGCCGCCGTCGACAGTCGCGTTCTCGCAGGCCTCGGGTGTGGGGCACTGCTTGCGCCCCTGGTTGCATGGTCCTGTGCAGCTCATACCTTGCCCTCCATGATTGCTTTGGCCGTGCGCGTGCGCTTGGCGGCCGCTTCCTTCTGCGCCTTGGTCGTCGGTTTCGTCGGGATCGCGTCTAGGTCGTCCGACTCCATGTCCATGATCGAGCCCACGGTCTTAGGTGCGAACACCTCGCCGCTGGTGATCTTGGCGCCAGGGAACTGGTCCTTGAACTCGGACATCTCGCCGATCAGCGAGCCCGGGCAGCGGTGCAGCTCCTTGCTGCTAAACACCGGGCCCTGGTCGCTGCAGCCCTCGGGTCCGTTGGTGAACAGCTTGCCCGTCTCGGTGTGCCGATACACGACAAAGTTCTCGCCGCCGTCGACCGGCTCCGCGTAGGGAAGCAGGCCCGGGATCATCAGGTGCGTGTTGCAGCCAGCGCGCTGTTCGGCGTCGGAGATCAGCTCGCCCTTCATCGCGCAGCGCCACTGCGCGTCGTGTATTGGCGTCGAGTGGCAGCAGGTGCGGCAGTTGGGCTCGCCGGCCTGGCCACCGTGGCATACCTTCCACATGGAGCAGTATTTGCACTCGAAGTGCTCGGGGTCGGTGCTGATGCGGTAGGGCGGGGTGGTCGCATCAAGCAGTCGCTGGGCGCGTTCGATCAGCTGGTCGAACCGCTCGCGGTTGAAGTGGACCCACTCGGTGTAGACGTCGTCGGTGTCCTTGTTGACGGCCATGTACAGCGCGCGGTCCAGATCCATCAGGCCCATGTACACAGTCATCTGGTCGTAGTGCTGCGGCTTGCTGGCCTGCACGCCCTTCTTCGTGACGTCGTTCCAGGACTTGTTGCTGTGGGTCTTGAACTCCAGCACCGCCGGCGTCTTGGGCCCCTCGGGCAGGCCCTTGGCCACGCCGTCCAGCGAGCCGCCGAAATGCCCGTTGCATGTGCTCACGCGCCACTGGTCGCCGGTGGCCGGGTCGGTGTCCCAGACCTCGGCGCCGATGCCGCGCAGCTCCTCGATCAGGCGCGACTCCTCACGCACGCCGGTGTTGAACAGGCGCAGGATGCGGCCCTTGAACTCCGGCTTCATGGCCCATCGCCAGGTCAGCCAGATGTAGCGGTCGCAGACGTGGCCGATCAGGCTGGCCCCCATGTGGGGGCGGTGCTCCTGCGGCTTACTCTCATACCACCGCACGATGGCGGCGCTGGTGGTGTGAGGATCTTCAGGCAGCGCCGCCATGGTTTAACCCCAGGGCCGTGCTGACTTGTTCGCCGCTGCAGCTGGTGCCGGCCTGGCCGGTGCTGCAGGCTTGGCCGCGGGGGCGTCGACGGCCGCGCGGTAGTTCCAGATCACGTTGCGCGTCGGGTCCTTTTTGTCGATGCCGACCTCGGCCACAAAGGGCGTGTCGTGCATCTCGACGCTGTCCTCGACGTTGTCCAGGTGCAGCGCCATGCACAGGCGGGCCAGCTGTTCCTGGGCGATCTTCACCGTCTGCTGCGACGGGTTGTCCAGGTTCAGCCGCTCCCAGTGCCGGCGGCCAGAGTGCTCGCCGCTGATGACCTGCATCTCGAGCTCAAGGTATGAGCCGTTGCCGCTTTTGGTCGGCTTGCTGGCCGACGCGGTGATCATCATCTCGTAGTCGCCCGCGGGCAGCGGGTCGTAGGCCTTGGGTGCGCGCTCCTCGAATTGGATTGCGGATGCTTTGAAGTTGATCGATGCCATGGTTCCAGTTCCTTATGGTTCAGGCGTTTTGAGATGCGGCCAAAGCCGCGGCGAATGCCTCCCAGTCGAGGGGCATGTTCTTCAGGCCGAATCGGTTGCCGCCCATGTGCGCGGGGTGCGGCTCGACGTGAAGGATTCGTTTGCCCGTCGTGCGGGCTTTGGTTTCTTTGTTGCCGTAGCCGGCGTCCGACTCGGTGGTGACGATCTGGTAGTTGGCCCAGCCGATGACGTCGGCCCACTCCTGCACCAGGGCACCGGCGCGGTCGTGCAGCTTCAGGACGTACTGGTCGTACCCGTCGTGCAGCGGTGACTCGAAGCGCTTGATCTTGTCGTGCGCGATCAGGATCACGGCCATGTTCCGCTGAGCGCGCAGCTCCTCGAAACCCTGCAGCAGCGTGCGCCACTCCTCGGCCGCGGCGATGTAGCCCTTGCCGTAGCCGGCGGCCTCGATCGTGGCCCACTTGTTCTGTGTACACACGTGTGTGTGTACAAGCGGCTCCAGCCAGTCCAGCGAGTCGAGGAACACCGTCTGGTAGTCGTGCTCCTCGTTGAGCAGCGTGCCGATGGCCTGGTAGACGTCGGCCAGGCTGGTGGCCAGGGGGAAGGCGGCCGCGTCAACCGCGTCGGCGCCGTCCTCGGTCAGGATGCCGATCGCGCTGGGTGCGCTGGCGGCGAACGTCGTCTTGCCGATCTTGCCGGGGCCAGCGATGACGATCTTGGGCGCGCGCAGCCTCTTGGTGCGGCGGATAGATGAGAGGTCGAATGCCATGTCGTGGGTTCCTTCAGTCGTTGATCTCGTTGTTGGCCCGCACGCGAGCCCTGATCTGCGCGTCGCGCTGCTCCATCTCCTCCCTGCGGCGGCGCTGCTCCTCGTCCCACACCTTGCGGTGGTCGTCGCTGATGCGCGCCTGTTCCCACAGTCGGTCGTATTGCTTCTTGGACTTGGCCCAGAAGGCGTGGTCGTCGCTGTAGTCGTACAGCCAGTCGAAGTTCTGCAGCGACTTGCGGTATTCCTCGAGGGGTTGGAATTCAATGCTCATGTTGTGCTCCTGTTGATGAGTTGCCAGAATCGCATCACAGTGGCTCAACGACTGAGCCAGTAAAACAGCGTCACCGCGCCCGCTAGGCCGAGGCCAACGGCCACCGCGACGTCCGCGGCCTTAGCCATGCGGCGCTCGCCAGGCGTGCGGTAGATGTAGCTGCAGTCGGTGAAGCAGGCCTCGTGAATGGTGCGGGGCGTGCGGAAGTGAGAGGGTCGAAGCATGGTGGTGGGTCCTGTCGTGGGTCAGAAGGGAGCCGGCGGGTATTTCTTGAAGGGGTCTTGCTTTGGTTGCCGGGGTCGGGGGATTGGTCGGCCCTTCCACGTCGGGAAGGGCCAGTTCGGTGGTGGTTGGTCAGGCACAGACGGCCTGCACGCGGTCGATGATGTCGCGCATGCTGGCCAGCTCAAGCTCGAGCGCCTCGCGGTGGCTGATCTTGCGGGCGTTGGGAAACACGCCATCGCTGGCGTCGCGGACGTGCTGCACGGCGGCGTCGATGCTGTCGGGGGTGTAGCAGACCACGCGGCCCGTCACGCGGCCACCGCGGTACTGTTCGCCATCGGCCACCAGGTACAGGCCAGGCGAGCACTCGATGATCCAGGGCGTGCCGGTGATGATGTTGCGCTTGCGCTCGATGCGCTCCTCGAGCTCGGCAACCTGGCGGCTGCAGCTGTCGATGATCTGCTGGTACTGGTTCGCGGTGTTCATGGTTCAGGTTCCTTGGTTCTCATGGCGAAGCTGCCATGTAGTGAATCCTACTCCACGATGCGACTATCTCATCAAATAATCCGACAAAAATAGCGGGATAAGGCTTAAAAGCTACAGGGTCAATACAGGGGCTTGATCCAGAGGACCGTGGAGGTCCAGATGATCGAGGCGTCCGCGATCATCTCGTTGGAGGGCCAGATGATCAGGTTGTGCGTGTCCCGGCGGTAGCCGCGGCGCACTACGGCCAGGATCTGCCGGCCGTCGCCCGTGGCCACCAGGCACAGCTGGTCGATGTTGTCGGAGGGCGCCAGCTGGGCCGGCGTCACGAACAGCAACCACCCATCCTTGGTGCTGGAGTGCGACCGCACCTGGATTGCGAATGTCCCAAGGGGGCAGTCGGCCGGGCCAATGACCGCGTCGTGAGTTCGCGGTGGCATTGTCGTAACCACACCGTGCTCATCCACGTGCGCGGCCACAGGACAGCGCCTGACGTCCTCGGTCACCTCGATGCCGGCGTTACGCATCACCTCGTTCAAGGGCACACCGAGAATCGTGGAGATCTGGTGCGCCTCGTGGGGCGTGATACGGCGCATGCCTCTGAACATGAGGGACACCGCTGCTGGGTCAATTTCCAACATCTTCGCCAACCTTCTCTGCGACAACTTCTTGTCGGCAAGCCGATCACGAAACCATTGTGTGTTCATAGCTACGGAAAGCGAAACAGCCGCTTCTTAATCAACAGGGACTAGATAGTGGCAGTCTCTCCATGTTGCGTCAACCTCATACAATGAGCAGCCTCAAGATTGCGGCAACTACATCACGGAGTGCAAATGCCAATACCCACCATCCACACCCTCTCCCCGGCCTACGAGGTCATCCAGCGCCTGGGCGGCAAGACTGAGGTCGCCGAGCGCCTGAACCTAGACAAGAGCACCCTCAGCCGCTGGTGCCAACCGCGGCCCGAGGGCACTGGGGGCCAGATCCCGCAGCGGCACTGGCCGGAGCTGATGAAGATTGCGCGCGACAAGAAAGTGCGCATCAAGATCGAGGAGCTGGTAGCCGTTGAGGTGTAGCCATGGTTGTCGGAGCACCAACCATGACCAACAGCGACTTCCTGGCCGAGATCTACGGCGAGCTCGTGGAGGGCACACACGGCTGGGTGTGCACGTTCCGCGCAGACCCCAGCAACGCACCGCCGGCCGTATGGGCTGGGCGGCTCTACAAGGGAACGCCGCAGCAGGCGGCTCTCATTGATCGCAGCGGGCAAGACAACACGTATTTCTGCACTGCGGTTCTCGCGGCCACCGAGGACGGCGAGATCGTCAGACGCAAGGATTCATTCGTTCGGCTTGCGGTGCTGGTGCTGGATGACGTGCAGCTGCAGGACCTGCAGGGTTACAGCTACGCCATCCAGACCAGCCCGGGCAAGTTCCAGGTCGGCATCCTGATTGACCTAGACGATCCCGATGCCCGAAATAGGCAGCTCGTAGACCTACTTATGCAGGCATTGGCCACGCGGGGGTTCATCAAGGCCGACCGCAGCGGTAATAACGCGGTGCGCTATGTCCGGCTGCCAGTCGGGCAGAACACCAAGCCGCGCGCGGCCGGCGAGTGGGCGGTGCAGCTGGACACCTGGCGCCCCTCAGTGCGCTGGTCCCTCGAGGATGCCTGCCACGCGATCGGGATCGACCTAGACAATCTGCGGGCCGCGTCTGATGCGCAGACAACTAAATCTGCATCACCATCAGGGCAGGGCGTGCACGCCGGCGAGATGATCGCGGGGCTGACTGCGCCAGTGGGCGAGCGGGTTTATCACGAGTCGATCACGCGCCTGGCCGCCAGCCTGGTGTCCAACGGCATGTTCCCCGGGGCGGCGGTCGAGTTCCTGCGCGACCTGATGCACCAGGTCAAGCCGGCGGGGCCCGAGGAGGAGATCCGGCGCTGGCAGGCGCGGTATGACGAGATCGAGCGGGCGGTGCGATCGGCTGCCGACAAGTACACGCCCGAGGAGCGCAAGCCGCCCAGCATCACCGTCAACCTGAACCTCGGCAATGACGAACAAGTGCCGACAGAAAGTAAGCCCGGCGACCTGGTGCCCATGGACTGGGGCAACCTGGCCGGCACCCAGCCCGAGCCCACAGCCTGGCGCCTCGAGGGCTGGCTGCCAGAGGGCACGGTCACGCTGCTGGCCGCCAACGGCGGCGTTGGCAAGTCCAACCTGTCCCTGCAGCTCGGCGTGTCCCTGGCCACCGGGCAGCAGTTCATGGGCATCGACACCAAGCAGAGCCGGGTCCTGGTGCTGTCGGGCGAGGACGAGGCCCGCACGGTGCACTTCCGCGTGGCCAACATCTGCCAGGACCAGGGCGTGGCCATGCGTGACCTGGCCGGGCGCATGGCCGTCTACGACCTGACCCAGGCCGACTGCGTCCTGTGGCGCGATGGCCACCCGACCGAGCGCATGCAGTGGCTGGCCGATACCGCGGTGCGCACGCGCGCCGAGGTGATCGTGATCGACAACGCCAGCGACG